CTAAACATTTGCATCTTGCAAAGTTTACCATTGATGAATAGTCCTGTGAGATCTGAATGCTTGCTCCTGACTGTACCAAGTCAAAACAGAGTTGTACAAAACTTTTCAGATATGTATATGAAACACCTCTACCAGGAAGACAAAAGACAATGGACTTGCCTTTCACCATCTCTCTTGCTTTTTCGTAGTCCCATTCTAATTCTGATGAAGACGCTTCGGGCGCCTTCGCTTTTACTGTAAATCCTTTAGCCATAATTTCAAGTAATTACTGAAGTATCATAACGCATTATATAGGATTTGTCAATTACTCTTTTTCTGATAAAACAACTTCGTTACCCTCGATTTTAAAACCAATCTCAGTATCTTCATACCATGAGAGTTCGTTGGCAATACTCTCAGGAATTACCAAATAATATTCACCACTAATTGGATCGACCTGTACGGACTCAAAAATTTCTCCGGAATTTTTTTTCATATAAAGTATTGTGTACCTTTTTCATCATTATATATTCTCCGGAATTTTTTGAGTAGATCGATATTTATAGGTCGATATGGGTCGTTTATAGCTTACGGGGACCCATCGTTTTTTAAACGGGGGGCGGGGGGGTGCCGATCACGAACACGAACGAACGAATGGTGCCCCCCCACGCACGAATGGGTCACCCCCACTGAGTGGAGCGCCACCCGCTGATGGGGCAGCGACCAACATCGGCGCGGTGAGCGTGTGCCGCCAACCCTGCCAACTCAGCGGAACTGATGCCATCAGACGTAAAGGCGGCACGGGTGTGGGAGTTCGCCTGGTCTCTGCCTGACACGGTGCCGACCCATACGGTCTGACGGGTCACGAGGTCGGTTGCAACGTTGTAGTGTGCCATCGGGTTGAGTGGTTTGGTACGAATGAATTGTAGCACGGATGGGGGTCAGACCCCTGCCACCCGATCCAGAGCAGCGGCACGACGATCCGAAGCATATTGTGCTTTGGCACGGAGCATCACTGCCTCAAGGTCCGCAACCATCACCTTACCGATGCCGCCGACAGCATTAAGGGTAACACCGCGACCCAGGCAACGGTCTCCGCTTCCCTGACCCCGACCGTGAGAAGTCACGCTCTCATCCCCATCACCAATTCTAACGTTACCGATAGCGGCACCAGATCGGCGGGTGCGTTGCCACAGTTCATCGGGGCGGGCATTGCGACGGGGAAGGCGGGTGATCGTGAAGTTCATCGGTCCAGGTCGTTTGGTTCGGGTTAATTGTAGCAGATCGGGGGTCAGGCGAACCAGTCGCCTAGGGTGGCGATTGCTTCGGCGGTGGCGTAGAGGTTCGCTTCGGTCAGACCCGACAGCGCCAATTCCAGGTCGGCATCATCAACGCGGTCGATTCCAAAATCTGCCAGTTCTTCAGCAAGGTCCAGGCAGCGGGTGCGGAGGTCGTTCATCGGTCCAGGTCGTTTGGTATGAGTTAATTGTACAGCATCAGCGGGCAGCGTTCGGGAGGCAGTGACGGTTGACCCACTGTCCTAGTGATTGGTCGGAGTTCAGGGTCAGACCAACCGTCGCCCGTGCTTGCGGATCTCACCTGCTGAGACGGTCACACCGATGCGGGGATCCTTTGCTTTGCCGTTGCGCTTGGTAGCGTACTGCTTTTGTGCCTTCGGCAGCAGCAGGGAGAGCACAGCGTCAGAGTCCAGGACCCAGACCTCTACCACCTGAGCGCCATCGTAGCGGGCATAATAGTGGCGGGGATAGCATCCGATTTTGTGATCGATCAGGTATGCTTCCTGATCCTCCCAAGTCGGTTGCACACTGATCCCATTGTAGGTGGCGCTGATCTGAGCGCCGATGGTGGACTTGTACTCTACTGGGGTTCCGTCTGCCTCAAAGGCATCGGCGCCGCTGTAGGAGTCTGCCACAGTGTGACCCAGAATGCAGGCAAGGTGAATCTCCCTGCTGCGGGCATAGGACATCGGATCGCCAGCGTTCAGTTCTTCCGCTGCCTCATACAGAGCGGCAAAGGCATCCAGGTATTTTTGCTGAGCGGCGGTGATGGTGCTGGTGGCGTTCATTGGTTGAGGTCGTTTGAACTGAGTGTATTGTAGCAGATCGGGGGATCAGATCCCGTTCAAGAATTCTGCCAGTGCCTCATCGTACTCTGCTTTGGTTTGGAAGGTCCGCCCGTGAATCGTTCGGGGGTAGGTGGCATCCAAACCAGCGGCGGCAACGTTGCGGCAGTCCTGCTCATCGTATCCCATTTCGATCAGGGTGGCGACGTAGGGGTTGCTGGTCATCAGGTTCGGTTCGTTTGGTATGAATTAATTGTAGACGGTCGGGGGGGCATCCCTGCCCCCCATTGTGCCAGTGCCTCAGGCGGCGATCAGGATGTCGTTCTCCCAGTGGGCATTGTCCAGGATCTCAGCATAGGCGATGTCCAGAGCGCGGCAGGCATCCGCCTTTAAGATGGCATTGCGGCATTGAGCGGCGATCTCATCAATGTTCAGAGCACGGTCGGTTGCAGGGTTGTAGCGCATTGGAGGTTCGTTTGGTGAACTGAGTGTATTGTAGAGCAGTTTAGGGTCGTGCCCAGGACCAGTGTGCCAGTTCAGAGTTCGGTCATCATCTCCACCATCTCCCGATCATTGATGCAGGCAGAATCCCACTTGACGCCATCGGGGGTCTGCCCCAGCAACCGCCCGATCTGACCATCAGTCATACAACGGACAAACTTCTCCCAGGGGGTCTCATCATCGCCGCAGTACTCAACACACGCCTTAGCGGTATTGTAGAGGAACTCATTGTTGCCGATCCAGAGGGCAGCATTCCAGGTTTCGTAGTTGGTCCAACCGTTGTAGGTGTGCTTCATTGGGTGGGGTCGTTTGGTTCTTCCTTATCCTACAGGCACCCTGACCCCCCGAAGGGGGCAGGGTGGACAGTCCTAGAACTGGATGGGTTGTGGTCGGTTGTTGGTATCAGATGCGATAGACTCCAGGATCCGCAAGAGATCGTTACCATCAGCAGCAAGATTTAGCAGAGCAGATGCAAGTTCAAAAGTCATGAGTTGGTGTTAGATAGGGTGGTTTGAGTTAGGGTGTCTTTAGAGCGCATCCCATTCTCTAGAGGTTATGCCAGACGCATTGAGGAGAAGAAAGGAATCACAGAGAATTCGGTTCCCCACTTAGACCGAAGGAACCAAGTCCAGTTCTTTTGGAATACACATTCACCAGGCAATCCGTGCTCTTGGAGAATAGCATTCAGGCGGGACTTCGTGGTGTTTGACTGATACCCACCATCAAAGAGTCGGATGAAGTTATCACCAACCTCAGCAATCAGATTGCCGTGCAGGTATACACGGGAGATGCAATTGCCCTGCTCATACTCTACACGGGTGTTGGTACTTGACCAATCAACCTTGTTAGTGATGGCAGCATTCATTTGGCGTTCGATCTTCCTCATTGGTTGCTCCGTTTGGTATGAGTTAATTGTAGCAGGTCAGGGGGTGCGGTCTAGGGGGTGTGTGCCAGTGCCTCATTTGGCACGTTTGGCAGCAGTGAGGATCAGATCCAGCAGCAGGAGGGCAACCACTGCCTTCCAGAACCCCAGCGCGGTGATTCCGAACCAACCCAAGACCAGGACCAGCAACCACGCTTTGAGAGCAAGCACAGCGCCTGCCACCACCAGGAGACCGAAGGCAGTGCCTGCGATGGTTGCGATCTTTTCTAGTTTGTTGTTGGTCATCGGGGTTGCTCCCTTTGCTTGTTGAATGTATTGTAGACCCTATGGGGTGCCCTGCTAGGGGCAGTGTGCCACCTTAGCGATTGGCACACTGGAAACGACCGTGATTGAAGTTGGCATAACTGAAGGACTCACGATTGATCAGTTTGAATACACCAAACTCATTGGTCATTACGTAACCTTCAGCGTCGATTCTGTTGCCGTTGATGTAAGCGGCAGGACCATTATTGCGACAGAGGAACAGTGCGTCCTCTTTGATAGACTTCACCAACTTCCAAAAACTAATCAGGTTAGGATTCTCAAAGTCAGCAGGATTGACCTCCCGACCTTCACGAATGCAGGCATTGATTTGTTGTTTGATTTGAGCAGCAACTTTAGGAGTTGCAAACTCTACTCCCAGTGCCATTACCCTAGCAAACTTGGATACCTCTTCAAGGTCTGCAAAGTATTCAGCACCTGCAAAGATAGAGGCCGTAGGTTGCACGAACTTCACGTGGGGGGTATCAGTCCAGATCGAACGATCAGGCATTGCTACAGCGTCACGTAGGTCGCTCTCAGCATAATAACAAGTGTGAGGTGCAATGATAATGTTTTGCTCAATTACCTCAGGGAAGACATACGTGATGGTGTTGGGAGTGTACTCAGAAAGTCCACCAAACCCAATAAAGTCTGCTTGATAAATGGTGTTTGTAAAAGGAAGATGATCAAAGCAGCAATGTAGAATTTGTGCCACGTTTCCTTCGTGGTTAGCATCGATGTCTTCGTGTGATTCATTGATCTTAATCTTTACTTTGTTGAAGACACTTTTGGTGCCCACGAAGAAATTACCCGTTGCAGGATTGCGACCCCAGACAATAGCAGGAGCGCCATCGATCTTAACACTTAAGGTTCCAGGTGTCACGAACCAGTCCAGAACGGATAGGTCACCCGTCAGGATAGAATCTTCGGCGTGTTCGAGGTGTGTGTTTTTCATACTGTTAGTATGGCACGGAATCGGGGGGTCTGGGGCAGTTGGTGGACAGTTAGGCAACTGGCACATCAGATGCAGATTCTAACAAATCAGCAGCAAATTCCTCACCATAGATCTCTGTAATCTCATTCACAATTTGTTCTTCAGTATAAGTTTCGTACTCACGAATGAGTAGATCAGTAACCATACTTTCAAGGGATTCTACATCCAATCCCTCCACAATCTGGGCAACGTAGTTCTCAACGAATTGGGCGAATTGTTCGGTTGTGAGTGTCATCAGTCGTTTGTGCGGTGGTTTACAATTTGGTCTTCAATTTGGTTCGCAAGTTCTTCCATCCACTCACGATCTTCGGTGTCTTCGTATTGTGCATTATCCCGCACAATTTGCATCAGGAAGTCGATTTGTTCGTTGGTTTATTATCAGTTAGAATAATTGATTTCGTGAAGAAAAACTTCTGCTTCACTCAGACCTTGATTATACTGAATCAGTGCAATTTCATCATTAAGTTCTTTGATTGACAC